AAACTTGCTTTTAACAATGTTTCCATCCTGACTCGAAGAATTAAATGTTCCAAAATCTGGTGTTCTAACTGGGTTTAGGCTGCCCGATCTAATAAATATGGAACCGCTGCCGGCAGGTGGTGTTGAATCATAGCCATAAGTCACCGCGGTTGTTCCGCTAACTGCAAAGCCTAAGTAGCGAGGTGGTCCGAAAACACCGAAGGGAAGGTATTCTGGTGTGGTACTTCCTCGGTCGACTCGCTCGTTCATTTCTATATAAATATAATTGGAAATATTATTGTAATCGCCGTAAGTTCGATAACGGCGCGCCGTACCGTCCCATTCTTGGTATCTATTGCCAATCTTTTTAGCAACATAATTAGTAGATGCAGGATTTAAATTACAATTATTGTATTGTTCTATAATATCTGGTGCGCTATCTATATCTTTGATTCCGCGGATGGCAATAGTAAATGTGCCAAAGGGATCAACATTTGGATTAGTGGACGGTTTAATGTTTTGAATGGAGACCTTTACTTTACGCTGGGTCTCTTCACCTAGTTCGCGTGAGGCAAACCGAAACAACTTCTGCATGTTGGCAGCGCTATAAGACGCGGTGTCTGAAGACCAATCCTGTGAAATGAACCAGCCCGTCTTAGCAAACTGCTGCTTGGGGCTCTTAGTATTGCTCATTCTATAATCGCCGCCGTCTGTCGAGCCGTCTGGATTCGAAAGTCTGAGCATCACTCCATAACAACTGCTCGGAGAAGAGCCGCTAACGCCTATGGCATTGCCGCTGTTGTCAGTGCCCTTAAAGGTTCTCACGTTCCCTTCGAAGCTCTCTCCTAACCAATAGGTAAGGAGGGTATCGCCCGATGGTTTAATGGCGCTGTTGGTTAAAGTGGGATTAGTATTAAAAACTTTCCTGATAAATTTTGGAGAGTTGGTATCAAAGTTGAAAGATGAGTCAACCACTCTAGTTCCGTCGCCATCGCGGATTACCGCTTTAAACGTGGGCCCCGAGTCAGCGGCGCGTATAAATTCAGCAAAACTAGAAGTATATAGGGAGCCATCAGCACCGCCTGCAAAAGTGCCGCTTATGTATGCGGTTGTACCGTATTCGCTGCCCGTTACGCTAAAAGCCGTGACCATGCTGGACGAAATCTGATTGGTGTTGCCGCCGGTGCCAACACTAGTAGCATAAACCGTGACCACCGCAGAAGCCACCGAGGCTGAGAAATCTGCACTCGCAGAATTGTTAATTAGTGTCTGAATGTTGGTAGCCATCATCGCACTGGTGGTACCCGTTAAGAAATGATTAGCGGCCCAAGACGCCCCATCTGGGGCCTCGGGGCCACCAAATGATGATGTAGCAGTAAATAAATAATTGGCCGATGTGCCGGTCATAAAAAGTTGTGACCCGACAGTAACCACCCCAGCTGAGCCGGTGTTTTCGGCTGTTATCGAGGCGCTGGCTTGGGTGCCAATATCTACTGTTTGCCCAGAAAGCGCGATTGAGCCTTTTTGAAGATACCAAACTGCGGCTAACGTTCCCACATCAGGATTTGTACTCCAGGTGTCGGCCATGCCGGCGGTCGTAGCGGAGGAGGTAGGGGGGCTACCTTCGCAAACGAATAGTCCGAATGCACCACCGTTGGTTGTGGTGTCTGCGCTAGCAGCAATGTAATCAGTTTTCCAACCAGCATAGCCGCTTTCATCAGCATTAACATTTGTTTGTCCGAGCAGTCTAACCATGGTAACTGGAGAATTATTTCGAAGCCACGCTTGGGCTGCATATGCCGCATAAGTAGGAGATGTAAAATTGCCGTCTCGCCAGATGTCGCCGGCTTTTTGGCCAGCGTGGGGAGCCCCAAAGAGGTCAAGATAATCTGAAAAAGAATTCACTTGGACGGGCTTTAACGCTGGACCTCTGGCCGTCATACCAATGAGCGCGGGGCCCATTGCTGTTGGCTCAGTGGGTAACTGCGAATTGTCGATCTCGGTAATAAAAATACCGGGCGACATAAACTTAAACTTTCTGTAAGACATGATTTAATTCTCCTTCAAACGGACATCTTAATTCTCTAATAAATAGTAATAGAATGAAGCAAAAACCTTTTTAATCCCTCAATCTCTATAAAAATCGCTGCTGGGGTCAAATTCTTGTGTATCGCCGTATATTACGCGTTCTCGCGGTATCTTAACTTCAACCGCATTTTCGCGACGGACGATCTTCTTGCGGCGCTGATTCTCCCCTTCACCTATCACGTAGCCCAGCACCTCAAAGATAATTTGGGTTTGGTAATTTCTCTCCTCCTCTTTGTAAGAGGTGATATTGTTTTTTTGCGTTAAATCAGATTTCATAAACGCTTCGTACGAGTGGCCTGCTCGTGTGATCAAAAAAGAGTTAATATGGCCACCCAAGGTTGTGAACGGCTGCACCATCTGATTCATTTGCTGTTGGTAGTTGGAAGTGAACGTGATAGTGTAGTTAATAGTTATATAAGTCGGCTGCGGTATATATAAAGTTTCGGTAACAACTTTTCTATCTTTTTTGTTTGTCTGGGGGTAATAGGCTTGTCGGCCAGGAGTTCTATTTGCATCTCCAAACTTCTTTATGTTATCCGCTACAGCAAAATTATTAGTTTTATCGCGTACGATCCTTCTTCCGATCATGATGCGACCACCGTGCTTCGGGCCGAGCATAAAAGGAGGCGCCCCATAAAATATACCTTTTTTAGCCAGGTCTTTGCTCATCGATGTTCGTTCAATGCTTATAATAGGGTATATCAACGTTCCATCCAGATCGTACAACTCTTTCTTAGCCTTTGTAAAAAACGCGCGCTCAGGAGAGGCCCAAATGAGAGGAACTTTTTTCCATCCTTTGTTGGTATCGGCGCGCACATCCATCTCTTCATTAACAAAATCGTGAAAAGCGTGATCAATGGTCTCCAGGTTGGAGGGCTCTACCATTACCTCATCAATAACGCGATTAGCATCTGGTATGCCGGTATAAGAATAATCAGGTGGCATCAAAAGTTCCCTCCCTCGCTTTCACGCATTTTGCCTCAATTTCGAACACACGTTCCCAACCAGCCCATGCTTGGCCGAAGATCTGTTTTGGATAGTTGGTTTCCATGATTTCAAAATAATCTTGACCATAGAGGACAAAGTCGCCCTCGCGGACGTACAAGTCCTGATCTTCAGTAAGGCGCCTCCGGTGGAATTTAACCGTGATAGAAAGGCGCTTGTCGATTCCCAGATTAGTGATGGTGGTGGCGTAGCCCTGCCATGTGACCAGGGCGAAGATCCTTATAGGATTCAAAAAACTCTTTTCAATCGCCTCTCCGTATAGAGGGTGAAAATTAGTGCTATCAACGCTGATGGGATAATAAATTACTTCTTGGCCGATGACGCGCTCAATTAACTCATCATTTACCTGTTTTACAAGGTCTCGCTCCTTTTTCCCCAAAAAGAGCGGAGGGGGCGGAGAAGCGGGTTGGGACCATTTGTTTTTGTCTAGGGGCATTTCATGTTACCCCACGTACACCTTTAATGGAATGTGTTTTTCAATGGTATTCACAGACTCCATAAGTTTGCCGTCTTCTTCCATGAGCTTAGCGTAGGTCAGTTCGTTTAAGATGGTTTTTAGCTCTTCTCGTAAATCTTTTTGTTCAGTTCGCGCTTGTGTGGTTAAATCTTTGCCGTCTAGTGTGACGGAATCTCCCGGAATAGGTATTGTACTAAATTTACTTCTAATCGTGCCTAGTGTTTCTTTAGAAAGCGCCAGAGCAAATCTTCTAATCCACTGCTTACCAATGGCATTGATATTATTGTATGGAAGGTTTTCAAAGGGGAGCGTGTTGATGTTGTTGATACCCTCTGTACCGGCACCTCCGCCGCGTCCAGAAGTGTCGGCCGCCTCCCATGGGTTGGGATCCACAAAGAAGTCTATCCAATATTTCTTAGGACTTACAGTGACTGTATTGGGGAATAGTCTTAGTCGATTATTTTTAATTTCATAAGAATATTGTGAATTTCTTGTATAAATCGCGTCTTCAAAAGCCATCGCTTGGGCTTTGTTCTGCCAAACCGGTATAATCTGGAAAGTGGAATCATCGGACCACTGGCCATAACTAGACAAGTCCCCCGTTGTGTTCAAGCCTCCATAATAGCCATAAAAACGCCACATTGCTTGGGGGCTCTTATAGTATACTTTTGTTATGTTAATTCTCTTATTTCCTATAGGGTTAGATGTGCCAAAGGTGCCATCCGCAGCAGAAGAAGAAACAATTTCCTGTAAATCGTAATCTTGTTGGCCGGTCACACTGCTAAAGGAGGCAGAATAGATCGTTA